TTCGTGACGCCCCTCGATACCATCCGACCCTAAGTCGGAACGCATCCTCTGCACCTCAGTCACCAGTTTTGGCACGTCTGGTGTGGCCATCATGGCCATACCTTCGGAGGGTGTGCGCAATTTTGCGCAGGCTCCCTGAACCGCATCAGGGGTCAGAGCAGCGGCGGGCGAACAGGCGGCGAGCGCAGGTGCAGCAGCGAGAACAAACCGGCGGGAAACTCGGTTTCCGTGAGTGGTATTGATTTTTTCATCGGATTTACGCATAGTCATGTTCAGATATCCTAAAATTCGCATTGTGGGATTTCATTGAAGGTCGTTGGAGTTACAGCTCCAGCGGCCTTTATTTTTGTGCTGTGATTTTATCGGCCTCCATCTGCGCCTCCAGTGCTGTCAGAACATGAGCGTTGTTTGAAATGCCACGCTCACCGGCGCGCCTCTTAATCCACTCGCCGATGTGCTTCGGTGCCCGTATCGTGAGCCGGTAGGTGTTATCAGTCTGTTTTTCCATTTTTAAACTCCTTATGACACTAAAGTAGTGTCGCACCATTTTGGTGTCAACAGATTTTGTTTGCTGCTCACCAAATTGGTGCTAATCGCACCCCATGGCAAAGCAAGATGAATGGAAGCGGATCACGCTTCGCATACCACCGGACCTGCACTCCCGGCTTGTCGCGGCAAGCGAGACAGGCTCCCTGAACTCCGTGATTATCGAAGCGCTCGAAGAAAAGTTTCCGGCACCACCGCCTTCGATCGCTTTCAACGAAATCTATGAATTGATGGCATTCATCGAAGCGGGAAAGGACGAGGCTGAAATGTCTGCCAGAGCGGCGGAAGTGAACAAACGCTTGCTTGCCCGTGGGGCAGGCATGAGCATACAAATTTCCGTCGATCCGAGCACCGGAGAAATCAATACCCACATGACGATCACTTAATGTCGTTCACTGCGCACGAAACGCAGATAGAACCCTCTCTCACTTGAAACGAATTCAAGTGAACAGATGACTTTCGACGGGTTGTAAAATTTAGAGAATCGGCGTCAGTTATTAATCTATTTTCAACTTCTGATAGGTTTTCTAATGAAACGATTGCTTTTCCTCACATTATTCTTGGCGGGTTGCTCAGGCATGAACTATGCAATGGAGCATTATAACGAAGTGGACCCGCAGCCCATTACTTACAAAGACCAAAGCTTTCGTATTTTCGATAAGCCGACTGAGGGAAGGCTTATGATCACACCGACAGTAGGCAATAGCGCTTTGCAAGGGCTGACTTTTGGGGGAGCTGCGACCGCGCAAAACACCTACAAGCAGGCGGCTGCCGCATATCTTGGGGCCACCGGAAGAACATGTGAAGTAACAGAGATGATGCTAGTCGTGCAGCCTCAATGGGAAACGTTTTACAAATGTGATTAGCGTTGCCGCTCACTGCGCACGAAACGCAGTGAGCGAACGAAACGTTCCCCCACAAATTGTGGACGAACCCAAATCTGGGGCGGTCGCAACTTAAGCTGTTTCGCGGCGTCCCCGTAAAACTCAGCCAACGCCGCCAATTTTGGATGGGTCCTTAAATCGGGGACCCTAGATGTAGGGGGTCGGGAAACGCGACCCCCATCACTGCTAACGTTAGCAGTAAGGTCTCCCCAATTTTGGGGAGACTACCTCAACGCCAAATCAAACATCGCAGGCGTAAGCTTATGCTCAGAACTGCGCGGCAATGCTTTGACCCCCTCCGGTGCCGAACTGTCGCGATGGGCGTGCTTCATCCAGACCCGATCCATCTCGAGGATGATCTGCACGTGATGCGGCTCCAGCGGGACGCGCATCAGGCGCGACCACGCTTCAATCTCAGAAAAGCCGATAGGGTTCGGCCCCGTGGGTCCGTATGTGCGGGACCGGGAAAGTGCGATAAAGGCGTTCCAGAGGATCACGCTGCCATCGGGCAACTGGCGCTCCCCACCGGCGAGGTGCTCCTTCATCGCCTTGATCATCAGCTTTTGAAGTCGGTTCATCACCGCCCCCCTCTGAGATACTGTTTGTCCGCTTGAGCACGGCTGCTGGCTTTGTTGGCCTCCCGCGAAACCTGAACGGCCACACCTTGCGCCTCAGTCCGAACACGGGCCGCGAACATCGGCCCCTCCTCAATGATCACGCGCACCACGCCGCCTGCTTGCGCCTTCGGGGATGGGCTTCCATTTGGAATGACGCGCTCGCCACGCTCAAGTATCGCTGGCACCTCATTGGGCTTCAGACCTGCAATGCCGCCTGTGTGATAGCGCTGAGCACCATCAAACACTGAGGGCGAAACCGCCCGGCCGTGATTGTAGCCGTCCTGCCCTGCAATGCCTCCGCTGTGCAGGATGCCGGGGATGATTGCCCCACCGAATAAGCCTCCGCTAAGCCCACCAGTGCTGCCGCCGCCCCCGCCGAACATACCGTTGAAAGCCGCCTCTAGTGCCAAATCCGCCATTCGCCCAATCAACCGACCGATCACGTCTTCTGCGTCTTCGGCCCCAGTGATCAGGTCCGTGAAGGTATCCTTAATATTATCTCGGAATTCTTCCTGTGCTGCTTGAGCTTCCTCTAGCCGGTCCCGTATCTGGTCAACGCCATCAGCCGCCTGGACATACTCGGTTGCCAGCTGGTCAATCTGCGCGATCATCTCTGGCGTAAGCTTCACCCCGGAATGCTGCGCTTCATAGAGAAGCTCGGCTTTTTTTCGGGCATACTCGACCGCGTCACCGTGCTCAAAGCGGCGTCCAGCAACCTCAGCGATTGCCTTTGCCTCGAGCTCAAGCATTTCCGTTTCCCGCTTGATGGCTGCGATTTCACGCTCGTAATCGCTTTCCTTGCGACCTCGGCTACTGCCGCCCCCACCGCCGCTGCGACTACCGCCATCGGTATCCGGCTCAGGATCACCAAAGCTGGCATCGACACTGGGCAACCTCGGGCGAGGCGATTCCTCGATTGCTAGACCGGGCGTAGCGGCGCGGTGCCCGTTTCTGCTCGATGGGCCGGGGTCTATGTAGGTGGGTGCCTCTGTTTCGCCGTCAGCACGCGCACCGGGTAAGCTGGCGCGCAGTTCGCGGGCTTTGGTCGCCGCGGTCGCAAGTGCCCCGACCAAGCGCCCAAGGCCGCCGATCACATATCCGAAGTCGACACCATCAATGGCGTTTACCTCAGCAAGCGTGGTCTGCGCTGTCGCGGTCACGTCAGCCATGCGCTCCTCGAAATCGCCAGCACTGATCGTGCCTTTGTCGAGATCGCCGATCAGGGTGCGCATTTCGTCTGCCACTCGATCCAGCATATCGGCCGCATCGGTCTGCCCCATAGCGCGAAGCTCTTCAGCGACACGCCCAAGCCGGGCTGCATTGCGCTCCGCCACGTAGCCGGTCTCATCATAGACAGCGGCCAGCGCCTCGATCACCTGCCGATGATCCTCAACGGCTCGGGCGTCACGGCTGAGAGTGTCATAGAGATCATCGCCAAGAAAGCTGGCACCACGGTTGGGGCTGCCGTCAAACAGGTTGTCGAGGTAAGCGCCCAGTTCCAAAATCTTAGGACCAGCGTCAGCGATGCCGACCACAACCTCTTTGAAAAAGGAGGACGCGCGGGCTTGCAGTGCTGAGAATTTGCGGTCGAGTTCCGCTGCCTTCTCGATCAGTTCAGCATCCAGCACGATACCTGTGTCCCGCGCTGCCTGAATGGTGTCGCGCAAAGCTCCCTCACCACGCCCGACCAGCTCAACAAAGCGCTCACCCGCGCTGCCCCCGAAAATCTCATCGCCGATCCGGATGCGGGCCGCGTCTTCGAAGTCCTCCATCCGCCCGATCAAGTCGAGGAACAACTCCTGTGGATCTTCGAGGCCACGCTTCAAATCCCTTGCCTCATATCCGAGACGCCGGAACGCATCCGCTGCCGGACCCTTGCCGGTTATGACGAACTCATCTGCGCGCAGCTGCAACTCCTTCAGACCGTCAGTCATCGCATCGACTTCGATCCGGTTCTGCTCCCCGACGAACTTCAGTTCCTGAAATGCCTCGACACTGACCCCCGCGCGGCGGGCTTGCCGGTCTAGGTCGGCAACCGCGTTCACGGCCTGCACGGCACCGCGCGTGATAGCCGTCATGCCAACGGCAACAGCCGTGGCTGCAAAGGCCTTGCCGAAGGACCCTATGCGCGTGCTGGTCGAGGCCAGTGCTTGATTGATCCGGTTGGTGGCCCCGATCATGTCCCTTTCCATGCTCGTGGTTGCAGCCTTGGAGCGCTGGCTAAGCCCCCGGTAAGTGCTTGAACCACGGCGCTCAGCCTTGGCCATGTTCTTTTCGAAGTCACGGATACGCGCTTCGAGCGAAACTATCAGGCGTTCTTCATCCATATCGGTTCCTTACGCTGTCCAGAGGTCATCAGAGAACCAGTCGGCTCCCGTGACAAATTGATCTTCGGAGGCGGCACAGCGCGCAACGGCCATCGCCGCCGCGACCGCGCCGTCGATCTTGTTGCCGCTCTTGCCTTTGTGGAAACTGCGGTTCCCCGCCGCATCAATGTGCAACTGAATGTTCGAGAAGTTCCAACGCAGCACCGGGTGGCCGCCATGCTTGAAGCCTCGCCCGAGAATGGCGCGCTCCAGTTCCTTGACAGCGGGCGCCATCGTGACCCAACCCTGCCTGAATTCTGTCACCGGGAAACCGTCATCGTTCAGGTTGGCCATCATGTGGCGTCCATAGGTCGGATCGAAGGCGTTTTCTTGGACATTGTGCCGTGCGTTCAGTTCACGGATATGGTCCTCAACCATGCGGAGATCGACCACGTTGCCGGGTGTCGGAATGATGAACCCCTCTTCCGCCCACGATACGTAATCGACGCCGTGCAATTCGCCTCGTGCGCGCAGATTGTCCTCCGGGCAGAAGAAGTAGGGTTTGACCTGATAGCCGTTCTCGCCATCGTTCCAGCATGCGACTACGACTGTCAGGTCTTCATTTTTGCTGAGGTCCACGCCGATATAGCAAGGCGCTTGGACCACTTCCAATTCGTCTTCATCCACTTCATGCGCGCCCTCATCGTAGACGTTCATATCAACGAATGGCGAGGTCGACTGATCGAGCCACCGGTTCAGGTTGAATTGCAGGAAGCTGTCCCGCTCGAACGGGCTATGAACGGCCTTCTGAGCTTTGTCGCGGAAGCCCATGATGTCGGGATAGCCATGAGGCAGGCCGGGGTTCACCTTGAACCAGAGTTCCTCATCCTTCCAATCGTCACCCTGCTCTGCCATGAATATGACGGGCAGCGTGGCCGGGTCATCGATCTCGCCCTTCTGGACTTTGACCGCATACTCGACCTGCGACCACGCAAGGTTCTCCTGCCCTCGCCCAGATGTGCTGGCGATGATCATCAGCGTGCCCGGCACCTTCACCAGCGCCGAGTCCAGCGCCTCCCATTGGCGCAGACCCGCGCGGCCCTCCCATGCATGCAATTCGTCGGCGATGACCACGTTGGGCGTTTTGCCGTGCTGCACCTTGCCATCAGAGGCAACGGCCACATAGCGCGACCCGATGCTCTTGAAAGCGATGCGCGAGACGTATTCCCGGACGCTGAGATGCTTTGACAACCGCCGGTCGTGCTGGATGATCATCGCGGCTTCCTGAAACAACTCCATTGCCTGCTCACGTGCTGAGGCAGCCGATAGGGTCAGCCCGCCGGGGATGCGTTCAGGACCGATCAGATGTAGGAGCGTCAGGCCAGCGGCAAGGCTGGTCTTGCGGTTGCCGCGAGGCAGTAGAAGAACGACACGGCGCACGATGCGGGTGCCATCCTCGTGACGCGGGCCGTATATCTTGCGGACGATCCGTTCCTGCCAAGGATCAAGCTGGAACGGGTGTCCCAGTGCCGGGTTCTTGGGATGCTTGAGACGCCGCAGCCAAGCTACAGCCCTCTCGCCATAACCGAGTGGATCTTCAATCTCGGATTCGTCGTCAATCCAACTGGGACAGATCATCATCGTCCTCCTCATCTCGAATGGCCGGTCGAGATCGTGAAACCGGGGTCAGCCCCAGTTCAGCCGCAAGAAGGCGCGAACGGGTCATCGCGTCGGATTGGATGCCGACCGCCGGGTTCCGTTTCATCTTGCCTTCGATATCCACAAGGACATGCCCGTGCTCTTGAAGGTGGGCCTCCATCTCCCGCACTGTGCCAATGGCAATGCAGTAGTTTTCCAGACCGCCAATGTCGGCGTCGGTCAGGATGCGCCGTTCGGTCAGGATCGGCATGACGCGGTCCCACTCCCCGCGAGCGAAATCAGTGAACCAGTCCGGCGCTGGCAAGCTTGTCACCGCGTTAGCGTCGGCGCTGAGATGGGGCTTTGTTCCTCTCATGCTCGGACCTCGCCTGCTTCTTCACGGCAACGAATTTCCAGTCCTGCGCGGCGCCCGATGCGGGTCACCTCCTCGATCTCGTAGGTTGTGCCGTCGAACAGAATGCGATCAGTCGTCAGGAGGCCGTCATAGAACCGGGTTCGGAACACAATCCGCGCTGCGCTTGCTTCACCCGCATTTTCCAAGAAGTCCTGCGTTGCCCGCTCGACAACTTCCGCGCGCAACACAGCGACCTTGGCCCAGTCCTGCGCGGGCGTCCCTGCGGCGTTGACCGTGGTTGTGGCGCGCTGCACCTCGATCACATGAACCAGCTTACCCGATCTCATGACGCCACCTCTTCGGCCAGCACATCAACGACGACGACACCATGAGAGGTTTCGCCGTCTGGATCGCTCATGGCGCGCATTGAGGACACCCGCCAATCCACACAGTGGAAATCGGGACCAAGATCGAGGCGGCCGGAATGGATCGCCGTCCGGATTGCCGCCGAGATGGTTTTGACGCCCTCGCGCGACGGCTCGACCTTCCAGACATGAATGGTGTGATAAACACGGGTCTGCGTTCGCGCGATACTTCGCCCCTCATCGACCAGCTGCACTTCGCCCAGGGTAATCGCCGGAGATGGCGCGGGCAGCTTGTTTCGGTCAAGGATTGAGGTCGCAGGAACGAGGTTCGTGACCTCCACCGTGGTCACAAGGCGCTCTCGTATTGCGATTTGGACGGCAAGGTCTACGCTCATTTTGCTTCTCTGATCGCCTTTGCAATTTCGCGCTTAATGCGGTTTTCAGCCTTCTTTCGGGTCAGTCGAAAGCCCGGCCAGAAGAATGGCTTCGCGGCTGTCCGGCTTGTGCCGTATTCGACGAGATGCGCGTAGCGAACATCGGTGTTCCCCGCAGTCACCGCCACTTGGTTGGCCGGCACACTGTGCGAGCCCCCGGGTTGCGAATATGGCGGCGTAGCATGCCCGGGCGGTGTCAACGTGATAGAGCCTTTCAGATCACCGGTATCCTCCGGCACTAATGCCTCCATCGCGTCCACGATCTCATAACCACCCTTCAGAAGGGCTGGATTGACCGCCTTGCGAGCAGCTTTCGGGATGGCCTGCATGCGCTTTTGGAAATTGCGGAGAGACTTCTCAGACATCAGAAGGTGAACTCCCTGTATTCCTTGACAATTTCACTGACGCCGAACGGCACTTCCTTTGCGCTTGTTCCGGCCATCGCCGTTTCGCGCTGATCATACCACCATGCGGCGAGCTGAAGCACAGCCTCGATCAGAGAAGGCGGCACCGGCTCTTGATCGCTACCGCCGAAACAGCCCTCGATGCTGAAGCCGAGCATCCGCTCTACGTGGTTTTGCGCCGCGTCCAGCTTTTGTTGGAGCAACACGTCATCCACGGTTCCAATGTCATCGGTAAACGACAGCTGGTCCTTGAGGGCTGTTATGGTGGCGATGGCCATGGGTCAGCCTCAGGGTGTTTCAGCGGCGTCGACGCGCACGGTATTGCTGTTGACCCAGAGGGACGCGTTCAGCTTCATCACCGAATTTGCCGTGTCAAAAGCCTCAGCCGAACTACCAACCATCGCGATGAAATACCGCTCGGATGGCGTGCCGCCGACCGGCGCATCATCGAACTCGATCTTGAAAGTATAATTATCGTCGGTCTTTTCCGCAGCGATCAAGGCTTGCTGACCTGCGTCAGTGTAGTCAATCCCGACCACCACCTCCATCGTCGGCGCGTTGCGGACACCTTTCACACGCTTTCTGCGGCTCTCACCAAGCGCATCGAAGGTGATTTCCTCTGCCTGGTCGCCAAGGGTGCCGAGGGATTCCAGATAAGAAATGTTGGTCCAAGTCTCGGCTGCAAAATCAGCCTCTGAGAAGTCGGAGGGTTTGTCGCTGATCACATTGCCGATGTAGAGCTTGGCGCCAGCGGTTGCATAGATAGGCATGTCAGTTACCTCGAATAGTTGCGGCGCTCTTCGCGTTGCTTCGCGCCAGAATGGCAATTTTTGCAGAGAGATTGCAGGTTGGTCGGGTCGAGCCGCCGCTCAGGTGCGGCAAACCTCGGAATGATGTGATCCACTTCACGCGCGGGGTTGCCGCAGCGGATGCAGAAGGGATGATGACGCAGATGCTCCTTTCGGAGACGCCGCCAGTCGGCACCAAGGCCCCGGGCTGCCGCGCTCGGGCGCTTCTTATCGAAACGCGCCTTGCGTTCGGCATCGTGCCGCTTTTGACACGCACAGCGGTCACCGGCGGGAACCCGGTGGCCACATGCGCAAAGTCGAGGCGGTTTGCTGGGCATAGCGTCATCTGGTCCTCAGATCAGGCAACAGGCGCGTCAGCGGGGTGGCCTTTGATCAACACCGCGCCCAGGGCGATAGACGTGCCCCCGGCTTTGGTCAGCACTGAGCGGATGTAGCGACGGTTGCCGATATAGCCGAGCCGGTAGACGCTGTTCGCCTCCAAGGTGCTCGGAGCGCCGCCGGTAAGGTGCTCCGCCGCCACGTCAGCAAAGGTGCCACCTGCGGTCTCGTCGCTTTCCTGTAGCTTGATCGAGAAATCGCCAGCGGTGTCAATCGCGCCGGTATTGACCACGAGGCAAGCGCTTTCAAAGCCGAGAAGGTCGATTCCTCCGCTCGTATTGGTGGCGCTTTGGACAGCCGGAGCGATGGCCGCCACGGCGCCGATATTGGGTTCAAGTGAACGCATGATGGTCTCCTGATTAAGTGGACATTTTGAGCTTGCGGAAGCGTGCAGGCTGGATGACGCGACCACCGACACGGCGGGTTGCGTGAATCCGGGTCAGGCCCTTGGTCGCAAGCAAGTAGGGGTTGACCAAGATGCTCATCGCGAGACGATCCACGATCCGGTAGGCTGAGAAATCGCCAAACAGGATGGGGAATGCGCCAGAGGCAACGTCCGGCATATCGACAGCTTCGATTACCGGGCGACCAAGAATGGTTTCCGGTTGTCCCGCCTGGAAAGACGGCTGCCAAAGCATCCGGCCATCTCCATCTTTCAGCGTGCGAATGACGCCGAGCGTCGTGCCGTTCATCATCCAAGCGCCAGAATTGCGATACATCGCAGGCAACGCATACATGAGCTTGATCATCGCATCCGCAGAGAGGTTGGTCGCGTGGCCGTTGGCGGTCTCGGCGATGTCCGGGTTGACCATCAAGCCTTCAGGCTGTCCGGCCCCGGAGCCATTGACGAACGCAGCGCCTTCCTTCTTGCCGAAGTCCTCAGCCAGTGCGAGACGGACTTCGGATTCGGCGGTGCCGCCGCTGTCGGTGAGCAACTCGTTGCTGATATCGACATAGGTCATCAGCTTCCGGGCCGTCACTTCAAGCTGACCGAACGTGACAGTGCTCTCTTCGGACTCCTCGGCCTCGCCTTCCCATTGCGCGTTGGTGCCGCTGGTCCGTTTGGGATATTTCACCGAAGGCGACGTGATACCGCGCACGCTGGCAACAGAGCGGATCGGCGAGTATTCGACCAGATCGCGCACGAATTCCGTGCTCATCTCAGCCGGTGCGAGATAGCCGCCTTGCTCGTCATTGGAAACTGTCAGCGCTTTGCGATCTTCGTCCGGGATGCTGTTGCCGACACGCAGGTAGTTTCCGAAGGCTTTCTTCTCGACCTCGACCTGCTCGTCTGGATCATCATCCCCGCCGCCACCGGCGCGGTTGCTTTTCGCTTCGACCTTATCGAGGCGCTCGGAAATTTTGGACGTGTCCGCCTTCTTCTCGATTTCCGAAAGCCGATCTTCCATTGTCTTGGTCAGGTCTGCCAGCGCCTTTGTGACGATGTCATTGGGATCATCATCCCCACCGTCTTTGAAAGTCATGGCCGTGCTGCCGAGCAGCTCGTTCTTCTTCAGATGTCGCATATGTTACCTCTTTGCGAGCTGCGCCGTGGCGCGTTGAATGGATGCTGCCAGCGACAAAGCGCGGACAGCGGATTTGGCGGAGGTGACCTTCGCGCTCGGGTGCATCGGAATGCAGACGAGGGAAGCCTCCAGCAACTCAAGCTCTTGAATGGTTCTTCCGCCGCGCACGCGGTTGGCGGCCTTCTTTGTGCGAAAGCCGATAGAAATGCCGCGCACAGCGCCAGATCGGACGAGTGCCCGAACCTCACGGGCACGGCCAACCTCATCGATCAAAAGACGGCCTTTCAGGTGCAGCCCTTCCGAGCGTTCCTCCGCGATATCCCATGTCCCGATGGGGTCGTTTTGATCATGGCCGAACAGCATGGGAAGAGGCAGGGATGCGCCGGTGAACGCCCCTTTGACGATCATGTCACCGATGCGATCAGGCTCGGCGAACTTCCACGCCATCCCCTCGACCGTACCGTCATCAGAGGCCTCAATCTTGGTTTCGAGATACACACGATCCATCAGATGGCACTCCGGAATGCAGCGCGGTCAGAGGCAAAGCTATCGACCTGCGCTTGAACCCATGCCGCCGCCCTGAGGAGCCGCACGATGTTGCTGTGATTGAATGGCACGGGCTCACCCTCTTCGGTGACCTCCCAAGCCAGCACACAGCGCGCGAGACTGTCGATCCGGGCACGTTCTCGTGCTTCGGCTGACACACGCCCTTCTGCATCGGCCACGTCAGCGAGGTCATCGGCCAATCGCAGGCGCGCGCGGTTCTGGACTTCGCTGTCAGGCCCCGCAACCTTGAGGCGCAGCGATGTCGCCTTGCCTGTCACCGGGTCAGCGAGTTCAAACCACTGGCCGCGCTCCTGATCCGCTGAGAAGTCCCGCACGTCATTCAGTTCCATCGTCTGCTCCTTTGGGATCGGCCGCACTGGTCGAGATGTTCGGGTTCATGAACTGTTCACCGCCATCGCGGGGCTGTAGGCCAAGCCATGCGCGGCCCTCGTTTGGGTTGATCACTTGGCTGGAAATCAGGTTGTTGATCACTGTCGACCGGGTCGAGAGGTCAGCACGGCTCAGGTCGTCACGGTCGAAGCGGATCGCGAGGCCCGGGCGCTCCTCATCGGTGAACAGAGCACGGCGCAGCGCCCCCTCTGTTGCTCGCAGCCATGGCTCCAGCGTGTAGGACAGGAACTCACGCCCCATCTGTTCCGTGTTCGACCACGTGGCCCGGTCGTGATCGAAGAGCATGGAAGGCGGGACTCGGAAAGCTCGGGCAATCTCAAGGATCTGAAACTTGCGGTTTTCGAGGAACTGGGCATCTGTGCTGTTGAAGGTAAAGGGCGTGAAACTGGCGCCATCGTAAAGAATCGCAGTCTGTCCCCCGGCATCGTTGCCCTCATGGGTCGCCCGCCACGCCGCACGCGCCGCCTTGATGGCTCCTTCGCCCATGCCCTTGGGAAAGTTCAGCGCGCCCGAAGGACGAGCCCCATTTCCGAAAAGCTTGGCCGCGTGCTTGTCCAGCGCCATGGCCGTTCCAATCGCTTCGCGAGCAAGCGACAGAGGCGAACGCCCAAACGGGCTGCGAAGATGAATGATATTCGACGGGTCCACACGCCGACCGTCGATCTTGTAATTCGGCTCACCGGTTGTCTGGTCGAATTGAACGTCGACCACGCCCCGGCGGTAGCGGATGATCTCAGCAACGCGCCCATCTGCTAGGCGATTGACGTAGGCGACGCCGCCCTTGTCATCTGAGAGGGCATCGATGACCAGATCGCGGATCAGTGTGAAGCCATCTGTCCAATCGTTCGCCTGGTCGCGCAGAAGCGACAGGACCGGATGCGATGAGACGTCAACTTCCGTCCGATCTTCCTCGATCCGCTTTACCCCGATGTCCAGTGTTGCCACCGCGTCAGAGATAATCCGGATCGCTGATCCCACCGCAGGAACCAGCAGGGCCGCATCGGGCGTCACCATGGCCCCGCCAGAGGACGTGGGCGTCAGGCCGAAAAGGGCATAGAGATCATCGCCCGGCTCGGCGAGGCCCTTGGTTTCGGTCTTTGGTTTGCGTCGGAAAAAGTTCATGAGACAAATATCTCAGGTTCTCTTCCGGTCGCACAGCTTGCAAGACGTTGGTTTTCATGGGTTTCCGTGGGTTTCCCAGTGGTCCAAAATTCCTATTTCCTGCAAATATCACGCGAGTGACCCCGCGCCGGTCCCCAGGGAGCCCCAAAAGTTCAGAACCACCCCCGGGGCCATCAATCGACCAACTCACCCATGTCATCGATAGCGTTCCGCGCAGTCTCCATCGCAGCCTTGATGATCAGTGGTTTTGCCTCACTGAGGAAGCGCACGTCCTGCGTTGGCATCCATATCTTGATCTCGCCCTTGTGCTGAACTAATCGCAGGTTGTTGGCGACCATAGGCCAGACGATGACGCCGAAGGTTGCGAGGAGCTTTGCTTCACCGCTGAGCTTATGGGGTGGCGTGCAGATTGCCATGTTTATGATCTTCATGTCTGGGTGTGCAGTGTCAGTCATCGGTTGCCTTTCAGCCATGCGTTCAGTTCAGTTCTCAGTGCGAAGTAGCTCTTGCCGTCTGGGCGGTAGATCGGGACGTGATCCAGCCTTGCCAGCCGCCGTGTCTTGTCCACGCTCACGCCGATGGCGGCAGAGATGCTGGTCAAACCCCAGAGCTTCTCGGGACCGCTGGTGATGGCGTCAAACCGCCATGGGTCGAGCTGTGGTTGCCTGTTGCTCATGGTATCTCCTTTGTTCTCCTGCTCTCGATCCTGTCGAGCGCGCTAATTCCAGCGAATGACGTGCCTTGATCCGTGCCGCTGCCTGACCTGCTAGGAACCGGATGCGCTCAGGCAGGGACATGCTGACCGGTTCTTGCTCACGCTCCCGAATTGTGGGGAGCGTTTGACGATGCGCCGGGGGCGGAACCTCTGCATCCTGATCAGCGCTCACCATTCCGGATGCATCGTTTGGTTTACATACCAAGGTGCCGGGAACTAACTTCCCGGTAGGATTGTCATTTTGTTGTTTGTTTTCAGCACGCTTAGTCAGCTTCTCACGCGCCCAATTGACGGCTTCTGAAACGGTCTCAGCGATGCCTTTACCCAGCCGATATCCGAGTGATTTCAGCACCGACAGCAGACCGTCAAGCCCACCTGAGCGCCACTCAGTGACCAGCCCATGCGCCTTGACGCGGCCACCCTTGGAGTAGCGCGCGGCATGGATCAGGTCGAGGTCTTTCAGCTTTGCCAGCGCCTTTGACACCGTGCGTTCGGAGTAGCCGGTCTCCTGAGCCAGACGGGCGCGACCGGGACGGTAGTGAAGCTCACCGCGTGCAGATGCCCGCAGGTTGGCAAGGATCATGCGGCCCAGCACAGCAGCCTCAGAGCGAGTCAGACTGCCCTGTTGCTGGCGCTCGGTCACAGTGGTCAGGCTAGTGGCCACGCGCTTGGCATGACGGTATAGCGCCTTGAGATGCTCAAGCGCCTCTTGCGCCTTCTCCCGGCTGTCGTCCTTCACTGACTTTGGCAAGTGGTCTTTGGGAAGGTATCTCATTCGAAAACCTCCCCGTCTGTGTCAGCACCGCGATTGGCAAACAGATCGGACACCATCTCACGCATGATGTTGAGTTGCTTGTCCGAGGGTTTCCAGCCGCGGCGCTTCGCCTGCCTGACGACTGATTGCGCAAAGCCTCTCGCCCAATCAGTCGTCGCGGCTTCTGCTACGTTCGGCATGTAGAACAGCAGGCGCTCAACCTCAGCGGGGCTGGTAATGCGGGAATGATGGGTCATGCTGCTACCCTCACCGTATCGCCGTGAATATGGCCGAGGAACGCCACCTGATCGCCGGGGTTCATCGCCTCGAACGATGCCAGGGCATAAGCCTTGCGTTCCGTCCCGGTGGCATTGGCAGCCCAGAACCGGGCTTCATCCATTCCGTTTAGGAAAGTGGGAAGCTGGCCACCAGCTGCACCGATAGCCGCCGCAGCGGTCATTTCGGCATGTTCAGGCGATAGGCTCTTGAGCGCGGCATAGGCCAATCCGGCCCGCTGGTGTGGCTCGAGGCGCGCAGACAGAACGGCCGGCAAACCCAGCCATGCGTCGGAGGTGTCGAGCCACGCGGCATAACCGATAGATTTGGACACGCGTTTGATGTTGCCGGGGATGTGCTGAGAAATGCTCAT